GCCTGTGGTCGAAGGCTGTCGACATGAACGGCGTGCGGGGCGCCAGCGAGTCGGCTCCCGAGTGGCTGGCCGTTGCCCACCGCGACCGGTACAAGCCGTGGGCCGACGAGATGGGGCGAAATGGTCGGCTCGCACTCGTCATGGACTGGCTGATCGACGAGCACAGTATGGCACAGATCGACCGCGACCGTAAGCAGCGCAAGGGCCGCGCGTTCGAAATGATCGACTGCGCGTTGTTGCGGTATGCCGAAATGGCTGGCTGGACCGGCCGCGTCGTTCGTGCGGCGTGACGTGTTTATGCTTGACCTGCGGGGGTCCGAAACCTAGAATCTCGGTATGTTGTTCGTGTTGTCTGCGGGCAGCGGATTATCACGAAGCATCGGCGGCTAGGACGCGGCGGAAGCGAAAGCTGACGGACCGTCTCTGGGTCGACAGCCGAAGGCCAAGGCGTCCCGGTGCTTCGTCATGATCCGTGTCAGTGGAGAGCGTCGGGGCGAGTGGGTCGTGTAGCTCAGCCGGTAGAGTGCCGACGGTTCAATCGTCACCGCGCGGAAGGGCGGTTGATCGCGGTCGGAGGTCGCGGGTTCGAATCCCGTCACGAATTCCGAACCCGGCGCTCCCCTCTGACACGGAACGGAATCGAGCGGCGGCGTGGAAAGCAGGCACGCGGGAAGTTGAGTGGTCCGGGCAAAACTCCGTAGACCTCCTGCCACCGACTAGCCGAACACATTGGCTCAGCCGGAGTAGCGCCCGGCCCGCTCGACACACTCTCATGGAGGCAAGATGCTCACCGACAGCCCCCGCAACGCCGCCGACCTGCGCTGCGCCCTGACGGCTGTAACGGCACTGGCGAACACGCTTGCCAAGCACGCAGATCCGCTCGTCGCCGAAGCCGCGCGCCAGATGCAGGGCCAACTTGGCAAGGCGATCCTGGTAGCGGTCGGCTATCCCCATAACCCCGGCGACGTCTGCGACAGGTGCGGACACGTCGAGGCTAGTGGCTGAAGTAGGGCGACCTAGTCACATGCCTGGAGGTGGAAGCAAGCCCGGCGAACGTCGCGGCGGTCGCAAGAAGGGCACGCCGAACAAGCTGACCGCTGACCTCAAGTCGGCGATCCTCGGTGCGTTCAACGAGGCGGGCGGTCAAGCCTACCTCTCGACCATCGCACAGACCGACCCGAAGACTTTCTGCACGCTGCTGGGCAAGGTTCTCCCGATGACGATAGCGGGCGACCCGAACGCCCCGATGGTCCACGAAGTCAGGTACACCGTTGTCGACCCAAAACGTTCTGACTCCTGATGTAGCCCGCGTCTTCGTGCCGATGCTCAAGCGGAGCCGGTACAAGGCGGCGTTCGGCGGGCGCGGCTCGGGGAAGTCGCACTTCTTCGCGGAAGCCGTGGTTCTCAACGCTATCGGACGGCCTGGCCTTCGGGTGGTCTGCGTCCGCGAGGTTCAGAAGTCGCTCAAGGAATCGGCCAAGCGGCTGATCGAGGACAAGATCCGGCAGTTCGGTGTCGACGCTCAGTTCGACGTGAAGGTCGACGGCATCGCGACACCCGGCGGCGGCGTGATCCTGTTCCAAGGCATGCAGGACCACACGGCGGAGAGCATCAAGTCGCTGGAAGGCTTCAACGTCGCGTGGGTCGAGGAATCGCAGACGTTGAGCGAGCGGAGTCTTGAGTACCTTCGCCCGACCATCCGCGCGCCGGGATCGGAGCTGTGGTTCTCGTGGAACCCGCGCAACGCCAACGATCCGGTCGACCGGTTCTTTCGTGGCGAAACCCCGCCGCCTGACTCGGTCATCGTGCGGGCGAACTACTACGACAACCCGTTCTTCCCCGCCGAACTGGAGGAAGAGCGCAAATGGGACGAGATCAACCGCCGCGACCGATACGGCCACGTCTGGCTCGGCGAGTACGAGCCGATGGCGATTGGCGCGATCTGGGACCGCCTGACGATCCATCAGGGCCGCAGGGCCGAGGCGCCGACGCTGGGGCGTATCGTGGTGGCCGTCGACCCGGCTGTGTCGGCCGAGCCTGGCTCCGATGAGCACGGCGTCGTCGCAGTCGGCATCGGGGAGGACCAGCGCGGCTATGTCCTCGGCGACTACACGACGAAGGGGCCGCCGAGAAAGTGGGCTGAGCGCGTTGTGGCGGCGTTCGACAGGCACGAAGCGGACGCGGTCGTCGTCGAGGTGAACCAGGGCGGCGACATGGTGCGCCACACGCTGAATTCCGTTCGTCCCGGCTTGCCGATCACGGAAGTCAGGGCGACGCGCGGCAAGCACGTCCGCGCAGAGCCGATCAGCGCGCTGTACAGCCTGGGCCGCGTGTCGCACGTCGGGACGTTCCCGCAACTCGAAGACCAGATGTGCCGCATGACGGCGGCCGGCTACGAGGGCGACGGCTCGCCTGATCGTGTCGACGCGCTTGTCTGGGGGCTGACGCACCTGTTCCCGCAGATGACGGCGACGCACGGCAAGCCGGTGAATGTCGAACCGCTGGGGTCTGGTGGATGGATGGCCTGACGGTCTGCCTCGCCACGATCCCGCACACCGGCACGACGTTCTTCGCCCAGCTTATCGGCCAGCATTTCAAGCTCGGCGATCACGCCACGATGTCGGGTGGCCTTATCAGCATGCACGTCACGCCGCACTCGCTGCCGCTGATCCGCGAGCACCGCCGGAACTTGCACCTCGTCACCACGATCCGGGACTGGTCGAAGGTCCGCGCCTCATGGGAGCAGCGCGGCCGGGATATGTCCGAGTGGGACCGCTACCTGGGCGACTGGCTCGACCTTCTGACCCTGGACCCGTTCATCGTTTCCGTCGACTCGCACCGTGAGGCGCGGCTGCTTCGTCTATCGCGTGCGCTGGGCGTCGTGCTGACGACCGACTGGGCGCCGGTCAACGCATGGAGGACTACATGACCGATGTGAAACCGGCCAGCGGCTTGCAGGTCGCGGATGAGGACTTCGACCGCGTCGTGCAGTCCAGCGGCGTCTATGCCAAGCGCCCCGGGACGGTCTACGCCGAGTTCCGCGACGAGAGCGGCGGCGCCGACGCGAAGCACTGGCGTGTCGAGGCGGCGACCGGGTCGCTGATCGTCTCGACGGCCGACGACGAGAACGAGACCACGTCCGAAGCCTACAAGATGACCCGCTCGGGCAACGCGGTGACGCAGCACGAGATCAAGGTGTCCGGCACGGCGGTTGCGACGTTCACGGCGGCGGGAACGGCTGTCACCACGTTGTCGACTTCCGGCAACACGACACTCGGCGACGCGGTCGGAGACAGCCTGACGATCAACGCTGGTGCGCTCACAGCCCCGAATATTCCATCTGTGCTGGCTTACGTCGGCTCCACGATCCTCAACGTGACCGGCGACAGCACTGCATACACCGTGATCTTCGGCAGCGAGATCACCGACAACAGAGGCGCGTTCAATACAGGAACCGGAACGTGGACGTGCCCGAATACTGGAAAATATGCGGTGTCTATCTGGATGATCCTAGCGGGAGTGGTTGCCGGTCATGCGGTTGGCTCCCTGAAGACCGTCACATCCAACCGTTCTTACCAACTAACGCAGCCCTCGCCGGAAGCGGTGGTCGACGCGAACGGGCAGGTCGGCATCTCCTGGTCAGGCGTCATCGACATGGACGCTTCCGACACGCTGTCAGTTCAGGTCACGGTGACTGGCGGCACCAAAGTTGTCGACATCCTTGGTTCGTCTGACCCGATTTATTCTGCGATCTCAATCCAACAGGTGGCGTGATGGCTATCGAACTGACAACTCGCGAGCGCGCCGTCCTGGCGCATGTCGTGGTCGATTCCGACGAGTGGATCGCGCATGCGCTGGCCTTTTGGACCGCGCATCCAGAGGGTGGGGCCGGCAGGGCCGAGGCTATCGTTTGCCAGCACATCGCCGAGAAGGTGGCGAAGCATGCCGGCAAATACGACGCCGCCGTTGCCGCCGACGGCGAGGCGTACCAGACCCGGGCGCAGCGCGAAGCCGCATGACTGACCGACAGTTGGTCGCCGCCCGCCACGCGATGCACCGGGTCCGGGCGTCGACCTATGCGCAGGCGGTCTACAAGGGCGAACTGACCGTCCCGCAGGCCAAGCAGCGTTACGAGGATGCCATGCGGAACTACGACGCGATCCTGTCGGGTTCCGGTGCGAGCCACGACGCGAACGTCGAGGCGATGGCGCGCGGCGCCGACGCGATAGACGACATGCTGCGGGAGGCGGGCTGGAATGGCTAAGGCACGAAAGGCCGTGGTCAACTTGAGCGTCCATCGGAACACCGTCGAGAAGCGCCAGCGTGACACCCGCGTCAGGGAACTGGTGCGTGGCGCCGAGAAGATGGCGCGGGACACTGACCTGCGTGCCTATGCGGTGGTCGGCATCGGCGCTGACGGCAGTGCCCACGCCATGTGGGACACCGGCAGCGTCGTTCCGATGTGGGCCTTTGCAGATACGATCACGCACATCCTGCGGCGTTCGGTTGAAAGCAGCATGGGCGAAGTCGCCGAGACGTGGCGCCCGCCGCTCAAGGAGCCGCTGGATGGCTGACGACAAGCCCAAGGGCGAAGGCGCCATCGTCGAGGCCCGCGAGCGGTTCCAGGAGTCCGAGGACGGCACGTCGCTCGTTCGGCAGGACGCCTACGACGACATCAAGTTCGCCCGGCTCGCAGACCAGTGGCCCGACGATGTCCGCAAGCAGCGCATCGCCGAGGGCCGCCCGTGCCTGACGATCAACAAGCTGCCGTCGTTCATTCGGCAGGTCGTCAACGACAGCCGCCAGAACAAGCCCGGCATCAAGGTCTCGCCGGTCGACAACGGCGCCGACGTGGAGACGGCCGAGATCCTGGGCGGGCTGATCCGCAGCATCGAGCGCGGTTCGAACGCGGAAATCGCCTACGACACCGCCATCGACCATTCGGTGTCGGGTGGCTTCGGGTTCTTCCGCATCGGCATTGACTACGTCAGCGACGAATCGTTCGACCTTGAGTGTCGGATCGACCGCATCCCGAACCCGTTCATGGTCCACTGGGACGCCAACTCGACGGCGTTCGACGCATCCGACTGGGAGTACGGGTTCGTGTCGGACTGGCTGTCCGAGGACGAGTTCGAGGCGCGATATCCGAAGGCCCGCAAGGTGTCGTTCGAAGGCGACGCCCGCGACCAGACGACCTACTGGGTCGACAGCGACAAGATCCGGGTGGCCGAATACTGGTGCCGGTCTGAGGACAAGCGGACGCTGTACCTGCTGTCCGACCAAGAGGGCAACGTCCGGGCTGTCCGCAAGGACGACCTCCCTGCGATTGCCAAGGCGACGGCAGAGGCTGGCGGCATCCCGACGGACGGCATGTCGGACGACGACCTTGTCGCGGGATACCTGCTGCTGAACGGGCTTGAGATCGTCCGTCAACGCGAGGTGCCGTTCAAGACGGTCAAGCGCCAGGTCATCTCCGGGGTGGAGATCCTGGAAGAAGACCCGTGGCCCGGTTCGATGATCCCGATTTGCCCGGTGTGGGGCGAAGAAGTGTACCTCGACGGACGCCGCCACTTCCGCTCGATGGTCCGCGACGCTGTCGACCCGCAGAAGATGTTCAACTTCTGGCGCAGTGCGTCGACCGAGCTTGTTGCCCTCGCGCCCCGTGCGCCGTGGGTTGGGCCGGAAGGGTTCGTGCCGAAGGGCCAGGAGCAAAAGTGGGCTTCGGCCAACACGCGGTCGTGGTCGTACCTTGAGCACAATCCGAACCTGCCCGCTCCGAACCGCCAGCCGTTCGCGGGCGTGCCTGCCGGTGCGCTTCAAGAGGCGCTGAACGCATCGGACGACATCAAGTCGATCATCGGGATCTACGACGCCGGCTTGGGCGCGCGGTCGAACGAGACATCGGGCATTGCGATCCAGGCCCGGCAGCGCGAGTCCGACGTTTCCAACTTCCACTTCATCGACAACCTGTCCCGTGCGATCCGCTACGCCGGGCGGGTGCTGGTGGAGATCATCCCGTCGGTCTACTCGTCCCGCGAGGCGATCCGCATTCTCGGCGAGGACTCCCGCGAGAAGGTCATCAAGCTGACGCAGGAAGACGGCGGGTCGTATCGCCCGGGTGTCGACGGCGAAGCGCCGCTCTACAACCTGTCGGTCGGCCAGTACGACGTGACGGTATCGACAGGCCCGAGCTACTCGACGCAGCGCGAAGAGACGCGGGAACTGCTTCTCCAGTTGGCGCAGTCGCAGCCCGAGGCGCTGCCGCTGATCGGCGACATCCTGATCGAGCACTTCGACTTCGTCGGCGCGGACAAGGTCGCCAAGCGGCTGCGCAGCCTGTTGCCGCCTGAGATCCAGAAGGCCGAGGCCGAAGAGGGCGGGTCGAACCTTCCCCCGGAAGCACAGCAGTTGATCGCCCAGCGCGAACAGGCGGTCCAGGAGGCGCAGGGCCAGATTCAGCAGATGGGCCAGGCGCTCCAGCAGCTTCAACAGGAACTTGAGGCGGCGAAGAAGAACAACGAGGCGGCCCAGGCCGAGGC